AGACGCCATCGAACTGAAAAACCCGCCAACAGCAGACGCCACCGAAGACACAACACTCCGGATAGCATTCATCGCAGAAGAAACGGCGCCACGAGCCGCGTTAAAACCAGACCTCACATGGGCGGCAACCGAAGAACCAAGCCGGGCAAAAAACCCCACAACCGCGTTCACGCCGCCAGAAATGATCGACTTGAAACCGTTAATAAACGCTGACGTAAACGCTCTAATATGATTCCAGCCAGCCCGAATAACTGAACCCATACGCGCCAAACCCGACACAAAATGAGCCACAACCCATCCAAGAACACGGGCGACAGTCCCAATAATCCGGGCGGCAGCAGACACAACAGCACCAAGAATACGTGCAACAAACCCGATCACAGCTGTCACAATCGGCATCACAACCGGAATAATACGAGCCACAACCTGCAACACGGCACCAACAACCTGCATCACCACACGCATAATCGACATGATGACCGGTATCAGCGACCGGATAAGGCCGATAATCGGCGGCAGAACAGACATGACAGCACCCAAAATCTGTTGAATCACAGGCATCAAAACAGGCACCAACTGCATGATCACACCAACAACCTGCCGTATCACAGCAACAACAGCCTGCAACACCGGCATCAACGCCGGCAACAACATGGCAGCAACCTGCGTCACCGCACCAATAATCTGCGTGATCACAGGAACCAGCCGGGCGACAAGCATACTAACCAAAGGCACAATCTGGGCAGCCAAACCGGCAACCATACCGATAATCTGGCCGAACACTGGCGCCAACTGTGCCACCAGCCCCGCAACCAAACTAAACAGCGGCTGCACAGCGGCCATAATCTGCCCCAAAGCCTGGCCAACAACACCCACAAGCTGCATAACAGCGGCACGGAACTGGGCGTTCGTGGCAAACATGGCAGCAAACAAGCCGATCACAATACCGACAGGGCCACCCAGAGCGCGAAACACGCCACCAAGCCCGCCAGCGGCACCACGCAAAGCACCAAACGACGGAAGTAGATTCTTCAACGACACCGCCAACGGGGCAAACCCTGCAACAAGCTTCCCAACACCCGCAGCAACAATACCAAACACTGCGGTGCCGCCAGCAAACATGGCACCCAAATTCACCTTAGGAACAGGCAAATGCAGCCTCGCAAAAACGCCCTTCAACTGCTCCACCTTGGCGCGCATCTGTGCATTCATTCGTGTGATCAAACCAGGCATACGGTTAATCCACGCCAAAATAGACGGCATCATACGCTGAATACCAGCATCGACGGCAGCAAACATCGGCTTCACAGAATCCGTGATAGACTTGATAACCGGATTCAACGCAACAAAAATCTGCCGCAACCCGTTAAGAAACGGCGCCATAGCCGTAGCACCAAGATAACCCAAAGCGCCCTTAACATTCTTCATAGCGCCCTCAAACGTCTTACCAGACGCCTGCGCAGCACCACCCATGCCAAGCTTCATCGCAGCCGCAAACGTGGCAAAATCAATCTGCCCCTTCGACACCATCTGCGACACCTCAGCCGAGGTTTTACCCGTCTGCTTGGCAAGCAAAGACAGCACAGGAACACCCGCCATCGTAAGCTGCAACATGTCATCGCCCTGCAACTTACCACGGGCCATAACAGACGTGAAGATAGCGCCCGTATCCTGAAACGATTTACCCGAAATATAAGACACATCGGCGACAGTCTTCAACACATCAGTCATCTGCCCGCCAGACTTCACACCCGAAGCAGACAACGCCGCCGCAGTAGAAGCCGCATCCCCCAACGCATACGACGTACCAGTCACAGCCTCAATAGCCGAATTCATAATCGAAGACGTATCAGACGACGTGTGACCCAAACCAGTCAGTTTAGCCTGAGCCTCATCAATAGCCATCGCCCTAGCAATACCGCCACCAATAGTCACATCATAAATCGACTTGAGGCCCTTTTTAGCAACATTGATGGCACCCACCATTGCGGCACCACCAAGCGCCAACTTCATGCCCTTAGCAAAAAGACTACCCGAACGCTGACCCTCCGCAGGCATCACCCCAGAAAGCTGTTTACCAACATCAGCCTTCAAACCAGGCATCTTCGTATACAACGACACATATGCGGAAGCAATCTCACCAGACATACACTATTCACCCCATAATATTAATCTCGCGAGACACCCCGCCACCGGCACGAACACGCGCCAAAATATCGTCCACCTGCCCAGACGTAAACCGGGCCCTACGCTCATCCGTAGGCCTCGCCACAGGCTCCGGCTGCCCCTCACTATTAGCAGACCTGTAATGATCCAGCATGTCCAGCACAGCCCACTCGCACCACTCAAACGGGCGCTGCCAACCATTCAGGTGGGCCGCCAACTGGCTCGACGTATCGGTACACAACACGCCAGCCAGCCGGACAGCCTCACCCCAACACATCTGCGGGCCACCAACACTATAAACAGAAACACCAAATTTAGTGCGGAAATCGTATTCGATGGCCCCACGATAATCATCAATCAGGCCGTGGAGCCAAACTATTCCCCCAGCGATGCACCCTTACCTTCAGGCTTGTATTCCATCCACTGGCGGAAAACCTCCGCCACACGAACCATAGGAAGCCCCTCCAGGGCCTCCACCGCGTCAGCCGTGGCGGCCGCTTCTAGCATAGAAAACATCACCTCAACCTGGGCGAAATCCGCAGACTCCCCCGACTGGGCAATCTTAGCTGCACGGCGGAAAACGCGGGCAGGAACAGCCTGCGCCGTCTCCTCCGCATCCGCCAACACCCAGCTACGGTCACCAATCTTCAACGTGTAACCCGTGTCACTCATCTATCAACAATCCCCTAAAATCGTGTATCAGTTCTCAGACGGCGGATTCGGATCCGGCTGAGGCTTCGGAGAAGGCGGAACCGGAGGAGTATCAGCTTTTAAAGCCGTCATCCACCCCCGACCAGACACCGCATTACCAGTCTTATTAATTTGAGCAGGGTAAGCCTTCAACGTCACACCATACCCGTACACCTCGCCATTCTTGCCCTTGATCTCGTCACGATCGATCAACTCAACCTCAGGGAAATAGTAGCGAATAACCTGATCGCCATCAATAATATCCATCAACAAGGCGTGAACACCTGTTGTGGCACCAGGAGAAATATCAAACGAACCCGAATCGGCTCCGGCAGTAACCTTCGACTGCCAAAACAGCTCGATAACCTCCTTCTTAGACTCGATCAGCTGGAAAGAAATCTCGATAGAAGACTCGGTAGCAACAGTGCGAACAACATCCGCATTCTGCCAAGCCTTCAAATCATCCGTTTTACGCTCAGGCTTAATCTTAAACCCGTCATCAGACAGATACCCTAAAGCGGTAAGCCCATCAGGAACCGTCTTCACACCATCAATAGTGTCACCGGCATGAGCTTTACCAATATAGACGTCACCAGTAACAGCAGAGCGAACATTAGACGCTTTACGTGTTCCAGCCATCATAACCCCCAAAAACAATATCAAACAAAAAACAAACAACAATATCAAACAAAACGTTTACTCGGATTCGACAGGCCTACACACCAGCTCAAAAAGCGAATACACATCAAAACGTGCACCATCAACCAGCAAATCAGGGCCAGTAGACCGTTTACAGTACACCACAGGGTCACCGTCCACACCATCAGCCAGCACAGCCTCCACCCGCCTGGCTAGCGACATAGCACGATCCGGCGTATCAGAAAACACATTCACCCGCAAAAAAACACGCTCACGCACATGCAACTGCGGGCCACCATCCAACGCCAACCAAATAAGGTCACCCTCAAAACTATCCGGAACTGTCCCGGTGCATGGTATCCCAGACAGCCAGCCATCATCCTTGAGCACGCGTTTAGCCCACACACGCGGATCACCGTAAACGATCACGACGCAGCCCCAATCGACCTCGCCAACGTGCCATGCTTCGCCTCAATACGCTTCCCACCCTTATAGGTGGTGCCGATACGAGCGACAGCCTCAACACGGTGAACCTGCACCTCCGATGATAATCCGGCACGATACTGGGCCTTATCGAAAGCGTTACCGCCCACATTCGCCGAGGCCGCACGCTTGACACGCTCGCCACGCTCAGCCAACATAGCCTGCACCCCAGGAGACTTCAACACCTCACGAATACCCGGCAAGTTCAGCTTCACATTCACATCCTGAGCCACTACCTATCAGCCCTTCTTACGCTTCACATTGATCTGCGTACCAGCATCCCAACCGGACATGGGGTGATGCCACACGATAGGAGACCCGTCAGCCTCCCACACAACACCCCGAATACGCCACCGGCAACGATAACCGGCACCCACAACAGGCTGCTTGAAAAGCATCGACCAATGCTCATAATCCGAGTCACGCCCCGCGGCCTCATCCTCCTGCGAAACGGAAGCATAGATGGCCACGTTATGTAACACAGTCTCGACGGGCTTAGACCAGTCTTCCACCTTGTCGCCAAGATCATCGACACGAACAGTCGGTTGAAGCATCACAACCGTTTCACCATAAGGAAAACTGGTCATATCATATCTCCCACAAAGGGCCAGCGTAGCCGTTAATATTCGACCCGCACGAGCAACCCTCACCCCACACCGTGGAACACACCTCAGAATGATTCACGCTACTCCTCATGGTCGGTGTAATAGTGAACGCTTTACCAGCCCCACCATCACCCTCACACAGCTTCTTCAACGCGGCAATCTCAGAAGGCCACAACAAATTCGTGGGAGTACTAGACCGTGTAGTCTGAGCGAAAGGACCCGCAGACTCATACTGCACCTGACCCGAAACGCCAGTATCATTCCAGCGCAACAAAGCCCTGCGCAGAATAGCCTTAGCGGCATCCTTATATTTGAAATCCGGTTTAGCGATACAGGGGGCGACACTGACAGCCACAGCCTCCACATCGGCAATCATCGCCTCAAGCTTCTCTCTAGGAATATCGGCGAAAGGCTCAATATCCTCAGGCTTCAAAATAATACCCATCAACACCACCCCCTGCACATAGAAAACATCACCGCAACAAATGAATCAGTTACCGGCCGGCGGATTAGGCTTCG